CGCTTGGCGATCGCGTAGGCGATGAGGCAGTCGGCCATCTTGCCGCGCAGGTGCGGCGGGACGAGTTCGCTGGCGGCGAACATCTTCGCGACGCGCTGCGAATGCTCGAAGTGCGCGGGCGCGAGCGGATCGTAGTCCGACACGGCGGCGGGCAGGTTCACGACGTTGGTGGCGATCTCGTTGGTCATTGCGCGTATCCCTTCTGAATGCTGGTTGCGATCTCGTTGGCGGCCCACTGCGGAAGGCCGATTTCGACTACACCCCTGGTGTAACCCGGCCAGCTATCATCCGCAACGCTTTTCGCGAAGCGGCGCAGGATCTGGCGCAGCTGCTGGTCGGCGGCGCTCGCGGCGTCGGCGGACAGGGCCGCGACGTAGCCGATGAAGGGCTCGTCGTTGCCGACCACCATGAACGCATGGGTCGGGCGCTCGATGCCGAGGATGCCGGCGACCAGCCGGTACATCGCGTCCCCGAGGTCGTATCTGAGATTGGCGGCGGTTTTGCGCCAGGAGTTCGGCGCGGGCGATGCGGTGGTCTTGAGGTTCACCGCCAGCCCGGCGCGTGCGATGTAGAGGTCGGGGCGGCACAGCAACGTGAGCCCGGTCTCCTCGTCGCGGGCGACCATCGTGACCTCGGCGCGACCGCCGGCCTCCAGCAGGCGCCGGGCGTCGGCGTTCTTCATCAGCCCATCGCGTATGCCGACGATCCGCATGTGGTCGGTGAAGCTGACGATCTGTCGGTCGCCCTGCGCCTCGCGCCACGCCTTGCCCTCGCGGGTCGCGAAGGACAGGCCGTCCGGCTTGACCGCAAACCGCTGGTGGAAGGCCTCGGCGCCCTCCAAGATATACGCGTGCGCGGCGGTCCCCAGCGCCATCGACGCGCTTGGCTCGCGGTGCACCCTGGCCGGATTTCCGCGCCAGAAGGCGTGTGCATGGGCCGGGCATTCGGTCTCGTAGGCGACGAGGTCGCTGCCGCTGACCGCCGGGGCCGCGAAGGCCTCGGCGCTCAGGTACGCCTCGAACGAGACGTCGTTGTGGATGCCCTCAGCGATCATTGGTGACCTCTTTCTTCATCTGCCTGTGGACCCAGCCGCGCAGAGCCGCGAGGCGGGACTGCTTCTTGCCGCGCGGGGCGTGGGCCGCGCGCTTGATCATGCTGCGGTAGACGCGCAACAGCCTGCGCTTCTCGCTGGTCATCGGCGGCCCTCCAGCTTGGCAAGCTCGCGCTCCAGCTCCGCGATCCGTTGATGCGCCAGCAGGTAGTCAAGCGTCTCGGGGTTGAGGTCGCGGGCCAGCTCGACCCGCAACTGGATGCGAGCGCGCAGGACGCCGGGCGTCTGCGGGATCGCGGGGGCGGCGGGGAGCGGCTTCATGCCAGCACCATGATCGCGGCCAGGACGAGGCCCATGAGGGCGTTGATCCAGAGGGGGCTCATCGGTCACCTCGCAGCCAGTCGGGATAGTCGCCGTCGAAGGGCTCGGGCGGCGTCGTGTCGTCGCGGATGAAGCGCGCCGTGGGGTCGGTGAGCCGCTCGACGAGGATCTCGGCGTCGTAGAGGACGCCGCGCAACTCGCTATCGGAGATGGCGGCGCAGCGGTAGTGTTGCGCGTTGATCTCCTCGACCTCCTTGGCGACCGCGCGCAGGATCGCCTCTATCTTGTCGTAGGCGGCGTGGCGCATCTCGCTGAGGCGCTCGACGCTGCGCTCGGCGTTTTCGATGTCCATGATCGCAGCCATGATCAGCCCTCCATCTCGGCGTGGATCGCGCTTTCGGCGTGGCAGGCCATCTCGACGACCATGTCCACCGCCTGGTTGGTCAGGTCCACGAACTGATCGCTGATCGCATTGTCGGTCGCGGTGTTGCCGGCGCCGACGTTGTCGAGCTGTCGGTTGCAGATGTCGCGCAACCGGGTGATCGCGGCGATGATCTCGCGCTCGGCGCGGATCTTCGCGCACTCGATCGCGCGCAGCGCGTCGTCCGCGTTCTCGACGAAGTCGGCGCTGCGGATGAAGGTCTCGCCGCGCTCGTCGTCGTTGCGGTAGGTCATTATCGGCATTGTCTGTCCCTCCTGGTTTCCGCCCGGCACCACCCGGACAAGGCGAAACATACACCATCGCTTTACCCGCGCAAGAGCGTTCCGCGAAATTGTGTGCTTGACCTCTACACCGCGCGTGTAGTAGGCGTCGCGGATGACCTTGACCCAGTTCATCGCCGCTCTCGGCGGCACCTACGCCACCGCCCGCGCGTTCTGCACGACGCCGCAGGCCATCTCCAACTGGAAGCGCCGCCAGCGGCTGCCCGCCGCGCGGCAGCTTGAGGCCTTCCGCATCGCGCGCGCCAAGCGGCTTGCGTTCGATCCGGTCGCCGCGACGCGCCGCGAGGCACGGCGGTGAAGCGCGACACCGCGATCGAGCGCGTGTCGAACGCGCTGCGTGCCGAGGGCGGGCGCGCCTCGACGCAGCGGCTGTGCGAAGTGCTGGCTAGCATGGACAGGGGGTTGGTGCTGATGGCGCTCGCGCACCTCAAGCGCCGCGAGCTGGTCGATAGCGATTACGCTCCGCGCAAGCCGCCCGAATGCGGCTGGACCTACTGGTTCACGCCCGCGAAGAAGGTGCATCGCGGCTCGCGCTTCAAGGCCGCCGTCAGCAACGGCTACACCCGGCTCGTCGTCGAGTACCTCGACGCGGCTGGCGGCGAGGCGCCGATCGACGCATGGCTCGCGTGGAGCGCGCAGATCACGCATCGGGTGCGGCTGCACTCGGGCGTCCACAGTCTGCGGCGGCGCGGGCTGATCGAGGTCGGCAAGACGCACGTTCGGCTGACCGACACGGGCCGGCAGGCGCTCGCGCTCGGGCGCACGGTGGCTCCGATCGCGCCGACCATCGCGGACTTCGAGGACATCGCTGAGCCCGAGACGCGCTCGACCGATCCCGAGGCCTGCGTCGCGCGCGCCGAGAAGCTCTGGCCGAAGCTGATGCGCGGCCGCAGGTACGAGGACGTCCCGGCGCACCTCATCCGCCCGCAGCGCCTGCTGCGATGGACGCCGCCGCTGCAAGAGCGGTCGATGACCGGGTCGAGCGGGGCGATGCTGGCGGAAACACGGGATGCGACGGGAGGGACGCCGTGAGGCGGACTTGGAGCGGCACAATCCTGGGCGAGCCCGCCAGCAAGGCCAACAGCCGCCGCATCGTGCGGTTCGGGTCGAAGTTGCGGGTCATCAAGAGCGAGAAGGGGCTCGCGTATATCGAGGCTGTCGCTCGTCAGGTGCCGGAACTGCCAGCGCAGGAGCAGCTGCTCGCGCCGATCCGCATGACCGCTCACATCTACTACGCCTCGCGGCGACCGGACCTCGATCCGTCGCTGATCCTCGACGCGCTGCAGGGCCGCGTCTACCGCAACGACCGCGCGGTGAGAGAAATGCACCTGTACCATCACCTCGACCGGGACAATCCCCGCGCCGAGATTTTTCTAGAGGAGATGACCGATGAGTACGAACAGTAAAAAGAGCGAATACCTAACTCCAATTGAGGCCGCGCGTGAATTGATGATGACACCTGGCGGTGTCAGGACGGCGATCCGGCGCGGCGCGCTGCCTGCGTTGCGCGTTCTGGGAAGGCTGAAGCTGCGCGCGGAAGATGTGCGCGCTGCGAAGGAGGGTAGTCCCACAGCAGCGGAGGTTCGTCATGCAAAACGATGACCTGACCCGCTACGCCGAGCGCCTCACGCGCCTGCTCGACGCCGCCGACGAAGCGCGCGCGGACCTCAAGGAGCTGAAGATCGAGATCAAGAGTGCGGGCTATGACCCGGCGGCGCTGGTGCGCGTGGTGCAGCTGCGCCGCGACGAGCGCAAGCGGGCGCGCGAGCAGGAGCGGCTGCAGGCGGTGACGCTCTACGCCGACCGGCTGGGCGTCCAGCTCGACCTCGGGATCTAGGAACAGGCCAGGCCCTCCCTTGCCGTGGCCGGCGGGCCGCGGAACCTGAAAGCGATCCAGCGGGCCTAGCCCGTCAACCGGTCCCTGGCCGGTGCGTTTACCGGATGGATCGCTCCCGCCACCAACCCGAACGGAGGCAGACATGGTTCTCGGATGGCAGGATTTCGTCGTGATCGGCATCATCGTCTGGGCGCTGCTGGACGGCAGGCGATAGCCGGGCTAGAAATGACGCGCCCCGGCCTGCGGAAACAGACCGGGGCGCAACGGACCACCCAACTGGTCCGGCCACGATGGCGTCGCGAACCTATCGCGCGGCGCTGGCCGGATCAACCTGCGAAAGGATGATCATGGCAGGACGACCAGATAGCTGGATGCCGCTGTACGTCGCGGACTACCTCGCGGACACGGCGCATCTGACCGCCGCCCAGAGCGGCGCCTACCTCCACCTCATCATGGCCTACTGGCGAGCCGGCGGGCCGCTGCGCCTGAGCGACGACGCGCTCGCTCGTGCGGCCAGGATGACGCCCGACGAATGGATCGAGAACCGTGACGCGGTGCTTGCGTTCTTCGCGGTCTCGTCCGGTCAGATCCGTCATGGCCGGATCGATCACGAACTGGCCGAGGCCGCCCGCCTCTACGACGCGCGCAAGCGGCGCACCGAGGCCGCGACCGCCGCGAGGGCTGCGCGAAACGTAACGGACAACGTAACGATGAACGTAACGTCGGACGTAACGACCAACGTAACGTGCATACAACCACAACCACAACCACAACCACCCTTTCCTTCGGAAAGAACCAGTTCTGAGAAACCGGTTCTAGGGGGTGCAGGGGGGAAGCGCGCAGAGCGCGCCGATCGAGGAACCCGCCTCCCCGACGATTGGTCGCCTTCAGACGAAGACCGCGCCTTCGCCGGCAGCCTCGGCGTGGCGGTCGAGCGCGAGGCGGCGTCGTTCAGGGACTACTGGCATGCGAAGCCCGGCGCGCCCGGGCGGAAGGTCGACTGGTCGGCAACCTGGCGCAACTGGGTGCGCCGCAGCAGCGAAAGGAAGCAGGGCAATGGCACAGGATCTCGCGCCGAACGCAACGGGTTTATCGTTCACGCTGAGCGCCTTGCTCGGGAGGATGCAGACCGAGCAGCCGGGCGCTCCGTTGTCGATTTCCTCGACGCAGAAGACCGAGGCTGAGCGCGCGCTGGTCGCCGCCGAGGCCGCGCTGCAGCCCGCACCGCAGGCGCTGGCCGAGCGGTTCGTGACGGCGCTCGGCACGTTGACGGCGACGAGGCCAGGCGAGGCCGACGGGCTGGCGAAGGTTCGGGCCTACGCGGCGATGCTGGAATTTCCGGCCAGCGCGTTCACGCGGTCGAGCCTCGACGCGGCGGCGCGCAAGTTCCGGTGGTTTCCAAGCTACGCCGAGCTGGTCGAGCACCTCGAGGCCGAGGTCGCGCAGGCGAAGGCGCTGCGGCACCAGCTGCGCCGGGCGGTGGCCCTGCCGGTCGAGGGGTCGAGGCCCTCGGGCAAGTACTCGGCCATGACCGACGCGCAGAAGGCCGAGTTTGACGCCGCGATGGCGAAGTTCCGGTCGCGGTTCGCCTCGGATGCCTCCAGAAGCGCCGAGGATGGCGCAGGAACGCCGGAAGCCCGCTGACCCTACGCAGGGTAGCGAGCGACCGGGCTTCGGCGCTCCTGGGGCCGTTCTAGCGCGTTTCGGGTCGGAGGTGCGCCGGCAAGCGGCGATGAGCTTCCGCGATGGCATCGCTCCACTCGATCCCAGCCAAGTGGGCCGTGTCGCGGACCCGGCGGCGGATCAGGACGTCGCGCAGCGCGGCGGCGTCGAGGAGGGAGGCCTCGCCCATGAGGTCGCGGAGCTGGGCGAGGTCCATGTCGGGGGAGACGCGCATGGCGGCCTCAGACCCGGAACAGGCCGCTGTGCGGGACGAAGTCCCACACCGGGCCAGTGTAGCCGAACTCGGCGTCGGGCCGCACCAGCCGGTACACGCCGCCGCTGATCCCGGCCACCTTGAGGGTGAGGAAGCCGACCTTCACGATGCTGCCGACCGTCCAGTTCTGCTTCGAGTTCTTGATCATCGTTCGTCTCCGTTGGTGGGGTTGCGATGAGGCATACATACACCGCCGGTGAACGCGCACCATTGCAAAGAACGCATGGCGATATGCGGTTGACGCATGGCGTGGAGAGGGGCATGATTTGGGGGCGTGCCGTCTGGCGACCCCGCTTGGCGGCTGCGTCAAGTATGTTCGAAAGTGGCAACCAATCCAAAGCGATGCCCGCTCGAAAGCGTAGAATAACGCTCGATGAAAATTGGCGCGCGAAGATCCAGGCTTCGCAGCTGATGAATCGCCTTGCCGCGCATGTCGAGGGCGTTGTCGATCTAAGCCCGACGCAGGTTCGAGCCGCTGAGATCCTGCTGAAGAAGACCGTACCGGATCTCGCGCGCACCGAGGTAACCGGCGCGGAAGGCGGCCCGCAGGTGATCACCGTCAGGTGGGGAAAGCCCATTGACTGATATCAGCCTGCCGTACAATCCGCGGCGGGCGTTCCTGCCGTTCCACGAACGTACGCAGCGTTGGGCCTGCCTCGTCGCGCATCGGCGCGCTGGAAAGACCGTGGCCGCAGTCAACGACATCATCCGCGCCGCCGTAGCGCACACGGGGCCGCACGGCTTGTTCGGCTACGTCGCGCCGTACCAGAACCAGGCGCGTCGCGTGGCGTGGGACTATTTCAAGTACTACGCTCGCCCGATCATCGCGGACGCAAATGAGCAGATGATGACGCTGACACTGATCAGCGGCGCGAAAATTGGTTTGTACGGAGCCGATAACGCCGACGCCATGCGAGGCTTGGGCTTCAATGGCCTGTACCTCGATGAATACGGCGACTTCCGTCCCTCGGTTTGGGGCAACGTCATCCGCCCGACGCTCTCGGACAGAGCTGGCTGGGCGGTGATCGGCGGAACGCCCAAGGGCCGCAACCAGTTCTACGAGGTTTTCGACGCCGCGCAGCGATCGCCGGATTGGTTCTGCCTGCGCCTGCCCGCCAGCGCCTCGGGCATCCTGCCGCCGACCGAGCTTCACGCCCTGCGCGCGCAGTTGACGCAGGACCAGTACGACCAAGAGTACGAGTGCAGCTTCGAGGCCGCGATCCTCGGGGCGTTCTATGGCGTCGAGATGCGCGAGGCCTCGGACGCGGGCCGCATCGGGCGCGTCGCGCACGATCCCGATCGCCCGGTCTACACCGCGTGGGACATCGGATACCGCGACGACACCGCCATCTGGTTCTATCAGGTCGCTGGCGGCGAGATCCACGTGCTGGACTACCACGCCAGCAGCGGCTCGACGGTCGCGGACCTCGCGGAGATCGTCGCAGGCAAGCCCTACCGCTACGCCCGCCATCACCTCCCGCACGACGCGCGGGCGAAGACGCTGGCCTCGGGCGGGCGCAGCGTCGTCGAGCAGCTCGCGGCGCTGCTAGGCGGCATCGGCAAGTTTCAGATCGTGGCCGACCTCGGCGTGCAGGACGGCATCCAAGCCGCACGCCTCGTCATGCCCCGCTGCTGGTTCGACGCCGACCTCTGCCGCGAGGGTATCGAGGCCCTGCGCCAGTACCAGCGCGAGTACGACGAGGACAAGCGCGCCTTCCGCGCGACGCCTAGGCACGATTGGACCTCGCATCCGGCTGACGCTTTCCGTATGCTGGCCGTCGCGTGGCGCGAGGAAGCGCCCGTCGAGCCGCCTAGGGCCGACCGCCCGTTGCTCGTCGGCGCCAGCAACGTAGCCACGCTGAACGACATGTGGGCCGCGCATGAAACGCGCAGCAGGAGTGCCAGGATATGAGCGATTCGAGCGAGTACCACGCCGGCATGGGCGAGTTCGCAGGCCATATGCTCTGCACCGCCATCGCCGCGCACTTCATGCACTGGTCCACCTCGTCGTTCGCCGCGCACAAGGCGCTGGGCGAGTACTACGAGGCGATCCCCGGCCTCGTCGATACCGTGGTCGAGGCCTATCAGGGCTGCTATGGGCTCGTCGGCAAGTTCGTCGCGCGCATGGACAGCCCGCGCGGCAAGGGCGTCGAGGCGATGGTCGCGTACTTCGAGGACCAGAAGGCCTACGTCGAGAAGGCGCGCAAGAAGCTGCCCGACCGCAGCGAGCTCCAAAACGACATCGACGCCATTGCGTCGCTGATCGACGCGACGATCTACAAGCTCCGTTTCCTGTCCTGAGGAGGCCCAGATGGCCGGCGTCAGCTACCCCTACCGCTACCAGTACGAGACCGTCGCGGTCTCGCAATCAAACCAGGTTCTCGGCGGCACGGGCGCGGCGGGCGACTACCTGCACCGCCTCGTCGTCGCCGTCGCGACCGCCGCGACCTCGACGGTCTCGGTGATCGACGGTTCGACCACGATCCTGTCGATCCCGGCCAACACGCCGATCGGCGTCTACGACGTGGACATCGAGGTGGCGGCGGTGACCGGCCCGTGGAAGATCACGACCGGCGCGGGCGTCACCGTCCTCGCCGTCGGCATCTTCTCGGCGTGATGCCATGAACAAGCCCGGCCTCTACGCCAACATCCTTGCCAAGCAGGAGCGGATCAAAGCCGGCTCCGGCGAGAGGATGAAGCGCCCCGGCGAGAAGGGCAGGCCGAGCCAGGCCGACTTCAAGCAGGCCGCGAAGACCGCGAAGCCGGAGAACAAGCGATGAGCAGCCCGGCTTGGCAACGCAAGGAAGGCCAGAACCCCAAGGGCGGGCTCAACGAGAAGGGCCGCGCGTCCTACAAGGCCGAGACCGGCGGCACGCTCAAGGCTCCCGTGAAGAGCGGCGACAACCCGCGCCGCGCCAGATTCCTCGCGCGCATGGGCAACGTGCCCGGCCCAATGGAGAAGAACGGCAAGCCGACCCGCCTCGCGCTCGCCCTGCGCGCATGGGGCGCGTCGAGCAAGGAAGACGCCAAGTCCAAGGCCCGCGCCATCAGCGCGCGCAACAAGGAGTGATGCCATGGCGATGACCCGCGAAGAGCAGGACGCATTAGACCGCCGCATGGCGGGCATCATGGACCCGATGCTGCGCCCCGAAGGCACCGCCGGAGGCCCGGTGCGGTCCTACTCGCTCGACGACATCCGTCGCTTCCTCGGCTTCGGTAACCGCCCGGCCATGTCGCCCGCCGATGTCGCGGACGCCGCGCAGATGTACGAGCGACTGCCCAACCCCGCCCTGCCTCCGACGCCGCCCGGCGGCTACGACGCCCCGTCGCCGTCGATCCCGTACATGCCCTCAACCGACCCGCGCGGCGCTGCGGCCCCGATCCCGCCGCCGCCGCGTCCCGTTGCGCCCGCAAGGCCGCGCCTGCCTGTCATGGCGGGAATGCCGAGCGAGGCAGACATGCAGTTCCAGCCCGCACGCATAGACACGTTCGGTGGCCTGTCGCCCGCGGACATGGCGGCGATGGCTGCGCCCGCGCCCGTAGCGTCCCCTGTGATGGACCCAATTGGCCCGCCGCCAGCCCGCCCCATCGCCGCGCGCGGTCGCCCGTCGCCTGCCGATCTTGCTCGGGCGTTGCGCGAGTCCGACGAGCGGTTCGCGCGTAGCGCCGCGCAGCGATGATCACCATCGCCACAGTCCTGCGCTCTGGCGGCGAGTATGAGCCCCGGCATGTCGTCGCGCTCCGCGACATGTGTCGGCGGTTCGTTCCCATGCACCGCTTCATCTGCCTGACAGACAAGCCCAACGCGCTGCCGCTGGAGACGATCGAGCTTCTCCACGACTGGCCGGGCTGGTGGTCGAAGATGGAGATCTTCCGGCTGCGCGGGCCGGTGCTGTACCTCGACCTCGACACCGTGATCGTGCGGGACATCTCGCCGGTCATCGAGCTGGCGGGCGACGACGAGTTCGTCATTCTGCGCGACTTCTACCGGGGCCGGATGAACAAGGCCGCGATGCAGTCGAGCATGATGCTGTGGTCGGGCGACATGTCGCGCCTCTACCGCGCCTTTCGCGAGGACCCGCGCTTCTACCTCGGCGGCGACCAGGAGTGGCTGGAGCAGCACCTCGACATCGCGCCCGCCTACTGGCAGGACATCTGCCCGCGCTCGATCAGCAGCTTCAAGGCCAACCCGCGCTCGGCCTCGGAGCGCATCATCATCTTCCACGGCCACCCGCGCCCGT